GAAAGCCCAGCACCCACCGTGAGCGACAAGTATGCGTTCATACCTACCTATATAGTGCTGCAAGCTCTGCTGGATAGCGGACTGCAGATCTACGCCGTTGGACAACACCGCTCCCGCACCGGCAACGAACCCTATGTGCGACACGCCATCAGGCTGCGCCAAGGAAAAGCGAAGCAGGTTGGGGATGTAATCCCTGAGGTGGTGTTGCTGAACGGCCACGATGCCACAGCACGATACTCCCTACAGGCTGGCCTGGTGAGGCTGATATGCCTGAACGGCATGGTTGTCGGGGAGTCCCTATTCGGTGGCATCAACATAATCCACCTGGGGGCACAGGAAACCACGGAGTCGGTTGTGGAGGGGAGCAAAGAGCTCATAAAGACCTTCCCCCTGGTGCTGGAACACCGCAAGCGCATGATGGAAAGGGAGCTTACCGATAAGGAAAGGCATACCTTCGCATTAGATGCCCTGGCACTACGATACCCAGGCGGAGGCCTGCCTCCCCTGGACACTGGAGATATCCTTACCACGCACCGAAAGGAAGATGTGGGTAAGGACCTGTGGCGCACATTCAATGTGATACAGGAAAACTTGACCAACCGGCGGCACAATGTCGTTGGAGTCATGGGGCGCAGTACCTGGGTGAACCCCGTGCAGCAAGTAGCTGCGAATACGAGGCTTAACAAGGGACTGTGGGACAGAGCGGAGGTATTTCTGGAGGCTGCTTGAAGTACATACAAATGGGATGGACGGCAAGCAATGACTTTTTTATCGCTTGGACATGGGAGGGGCGCATTTGGGCGCTCCTCCCTTGGCGATTTGAGGTTGTTGAAATGGTTGTGTAGACCACACGTCGTGGTATAATGATAGTTTGCGAGGTGAAAAATGCTACCACTAGAAAAAGTGCCCGCACTCATTGATGAGTATCAAAGAGTGAGGGCGGACAGGCTTGCTAAGGAAAAGGAAGCCAAGGCCATCAAGGAAGTCGAGAGGGGCCACATGGAAACTATCCTTGAAACCCTACGGGAAAGTGAAACTGAAGCTATAGGGGGGACAACCCATCTGGCGAAGCGCGTGGTTAAGGATGAGCCCATAGCTGAAGATTGGGAATTGATACACGCACATATTCAAGCAACCGGTGAGTTTGACCTGCTGCACCGGCGTTTGACGGACACCGCAATTAAAGCGCGGTGGGATGATGGAGTAGAGGTCCCGGGGGTGGGGGCATTCCCGGTGGAAAAACTGTCCCTAACGCAACTCTAAATACGAGGTACGAAGTAATGGCTAAGGAAGAAAAGAAAGAACTGGTGAATTGGGAAGAACGGCTGGCGGGTGATGCCAAGGATGTGGCAGCCACTGAACGTCCCAGTGTAAGCCGCATTTCAGTCCGCAGTGGTATCCTGTCCTATGAGGACACACCGTATCCGGACAATACCCTGGATTGCATCGTTGTCAACCACTGCATGGAAAACAGGTGGTACGATACAGACTGGGACCCGGACAACATTGTCCCTCCCCGGTGTTTCGCCCTGGCATTTTCCAAGGAAGAATTGGTGCCTCACGACAACGCTGACGCCCAGGCTAAGTCCTGTGCTGAGTGTCCCAAGGCCAAATGGGGGAGCGACCCTCGGCCCACCAGTAAGGGGAAGGCATGTGGTGAGATCCGCAGGCTGGCTATCATACCGTACAGCAAGGAGCTGACACCGGACATGGTAACCGAGGCTGAGGTGGCCCTCATGAGCATCCCGGTAACGTCGGTTAAGAACTGGAGCAACTACGTGAACAAGGTGGGAGCGGCGTACAGGCGTCCACCGTGGGCCGTAGTGACCACCGTCAAGGTGGTACCGGACCAGAAAACTCAGTTTAAGGTGACATTTGACTCACCTAGCGCACTGGATGATGCACTACTGGGAGCTCTGGACGCCAAACGTGGCTCGGTGGTACCCGCCCTCACCCAGCCATATGATCCTCCTGGGCCGGCTGAACAGGGGGTTGCAGAGGATAGCGACAAGTATTAACATGGCCTAGCTACACTGTAGCTCGCATAACGCAACACGAGGTGGAATACTATGGCTACTTCAGAAGCCAACACAACGGCTGTCAACAAAGTGCTACTCACTCATGAGTACATGGGCATGCCAGCCATCATCAAAAAGTCAGGGCTTCACCGCTCTATTGTCAACCATGCCCTTTCAACATTGCGTGAAATGGGCCTCGCCAGCTACCAAAAGCAGAAGGGGAAGGCTGTCTGGAAACGGCACACCAAACCGTTGAAGGAGCCCATGCCCCCGCTGCGGGTGAACAAGCCGAACGGTAAGGGCAAGGAAGTGGCTGTGGTTCAGAGCAGCTGGCGGTTGATGTTACCTGGGCACCGGCCTATTGAACTCTCGCGTGCAGATGCCAAAGCTATCTATGAGCAACTGCACCAGGAGTTCGGTAGCTAGTGTGGACCCTGGACTTTGAAACCGAGGCTATAACGGACAACACGTCCTGGCACCCACCGAAGCCGGTGGGTGTCGCCTTGAAACATGACGGTGCCCCCAGCTACTATCTGCGCTGGGGGCACCCGATTGGAAACAACACCGACTGGCAACGTGGCTATGAAGCGACAGGCCAGGTCCTTACCAGCGGCGAACCCATACTTTGTCACAATGCGAAATTTGACCTCAGTGTGTCAAAGTATTGGTTTGATATCCCGTGGCCGTCCATTATGGATATCCACGATACCATGTTCCTCATTTTCCTTAACGACCCTTACTCCCCGAATCTAAAGCTCAAGCCCAATGCTGAGGCTCTGCTTAACATGGCTCCTGAAGCACAGGACCGTCTAGAGGCATGGATTCGAGCCAACGTGGAGGGGGCCAACAATAAGGAGTGGGCGGCGCACATCAGCAAAGCACCGGGCGAACTGGTAGGTGAATATGCCTGCCAGGATGTGGACATGACTTATGAACTATACCAGCTTCTGATGCCCACCATTGAAGGACAGCACATGGCTGACGCATACCAGCGTGAGCAGAAGCTAATGCCCATCCTATACCACTCTGAAAAGAAGGGTGTGCGCTGTGACGTTGCCAGGCTTGACCATGACCTAGCCATATATGAGGACGCTATGGTTAGAGTCGAGGAGATGCTAGACACCAAGGTAGGTGACAGTATTGATTGGAGCAAGCCTGCCCTGCTGGCCGACGCCCTTGACAATGCTGGCCTTATTAGCGAGTGGCGGCTAACCCCCACCGGCAAGCGAAGTGTAGCCAAGGACGCTCTCGAAGCCGCTGTAAGCTGCGACGACACCTTGGCTATGCTAAGGTACCGGGGTGCCCTCGCGACCTGCTTACAAACGTTCCTGCGGCCTTGGTCTGGCCTGGCCGCACATGACGGCAGGCTCCACACCACATGGAATCAGGTACGTAGCGACATAGGCGGGGGGAAGGTAGGCACGCGGACAGGACGGCTGTCTGGAAGTAAGCCCTACCTCATGAATATTAGTAATGAGTTTGAACAGATTATACCCGCCGGACTGCCAGAGCTCCCCCTGGTACGACGTTACCTATTGCCTGAAGAGAACCATGTGTGGCTCAAGAGGGACTTTAGCAGCCAGGAAGTCCGCATTGCAGCACACTATGAAGATGGTGCGCTACTTGAAGCGTACATTAAGAACCCATCGCTGGACCCACATGAACTTGCTAGGCAAATCATACTGGCACAAAGCTCACTGGAGCTAGCGAGGAAGCATGTCAAGATTACGGCGTTTCGCATTATCTATGGTTCGGGGGTCCCGGGTTTGGCTTCTGGCTTGGGCGTGTCTAATGCTGCTGCAAGCAGGACTCTTGATGCTTATTTCAAAGCCTTCCCAGGTATCAAAGAACTTAGTGCCGCCACCAAGCGAAGAGGTAAAATGGGACGCCCCATTAGAACTTGGGGCGGGCGAGTATACTACACTGAACCTCCCAAACTCATCAAGGGCCGTATGCGTTCGTTTGAGTACAAGCTGCTCAACTATCTTATCCAAGGTGGCGCTGCCGACCAGACCAAGCAAGCCATCATTGAGTGGGATGCAATGCGAAGAGACGACACCGTCTTTATGGCTACGGTGCATGATGAGATAAACATAAGTGCTCCGCTAGTAGGCTGGAAGCTAGATATGGAGGACTTACAACGTGTGATGGATGCCCCCCGTTTTGACGTACCATTCCAAAGCGAAGGTTTTGTAGGAAGCAACTGGTTTGATCTGGAGAAATGTAAATGACCACACCTGATATAAAAGAATTGATAACCTCTCAAGAAGCCGCAGAACTTCTGGGTATAAAGAAAACTACGCTGGAGGGAATGCGTAGTCGTAAACGTGGTCCGGTGTACTACAAAGTCGGCAACGATGTTAAGTACCTGGAAAAGGATGTGCTTGCTTGGCGGAAAAAGAATCGTGAGCCTGTACGTGTTGACCCGGAGGCAGACGATGAGTAGATGGTCATACAGCAAGGTCAGCACATACGAACGTTGCCCCAAGAAGAAAGGATTTAAGTACGACGAACGACTTCGACCTATCGCTGAGAAGTCGGCTGCGGCGTTAAGAGGGGACGAGTTACACAAGGACCTAGAGCTCCATATTGATAAGGGGCTGTATGAAGTGCCGGAGTGGATGCGCCCCCATCAACCCCATCTAGAACGATATGCTAACGGTTTGAAGGAACAACGGATATGTCTTAACGAAGAGTGGGAGGTCGTAGCAGAAGGCGATGAGGCGTGTATATTCATAATCGATTTACTGCACATTGAAGAGCCGTTCGCCACTGTCATTGACTATAAGTCTGGCAAGCGATATGACAACCACGCCGAGCAGATTGAACTCTATAGTGCGGCAGTCCTGTGGGCGCTCCCTGAAATAGAGCGGGCAGAAGGCAAGTGCTACTATCTAGATGAAAAGCCAGGGTCGTGGGGCAAGCCCGTGTTCGTAGACCGTGACAATATGATTGCCATCAGGGCCAGGTGGGACAGTCGGGTAGTAATGATGGATGTAGACACAGAGTGTGCGCCGCGTCCTGGATGGTACTGTAAATGGTGTGAATATCGTAAATCGGAGGGAGGGCCATGCCGTTTCGGCTAGAAAAGGAAATAGAAAAGAAATATGTAAGAATGGCGACTGCCATCGGGTGCATGTGCATCAAGCTGAATGTCCTGGGCCACAAGGCCCGCCCTGACCAGTTGGTCGTCCTGCCAGTCGGTGGTAGTATATACATAGAGTTTAAGCGGCCCGACACTGGACTATACGACCTTCAGGCGCACCACCAACGTGAACTCCACAAACGCCTGCAGATAGTAGAAACATTTGACAATGAGCACAACGCTATCCTCTTCACACAAGCCGTTATGGGAGCCTCATCCATACCAGGAGGAGGGAGCCCGTCGTATGCTGACCCAAGCCTGTTTGGGCCTGCTTATGGATCCCGGCCTCGGGAAGACATCTACGATGCTTACGGTTTTGAAACTCCTGAAGCACTTAGGTATCAACAGGAAGCTGCTGGTGATAGCACCCCTCAGGGTCTGCTACTCTGTCTGGCCCAAAGAGGTGGACAAGTGGAGCAACTTCTGCGATCTAACTTGGACTATTATCCATGGGAAGGACAAGGCGGACCGCCTACTGGATGATGCGGACATCTACCTAATAAATCCGGAAGCCGTCCCCTGGTTATTCAACTACGTGCGTAAGAAGAAAGGGTGGCACAGTGACACACAGCGGTTACGACTTTTCGAGCCAGACATACTATGCGTTGATGAAAGCACTAAATTCAAGAATGGACAAAGCATCCGTTCCAAGGTGTTACGAAAGCATATCGGTTATTTCAAGCGCCGTTACATACTCACCGGAACCATTGCGCCTAATGGTCTCATGGACCTGTTTGGGCAAATATACATCTTGGATGAAGGTTTGTCGTTGGGCCGGTATATCACCCACTACCGGACGAAATACTTTTACCCCTCAGGCTATGGGGGTTATACTTGGACTCCTAAGGACAATGCGATGGAGCGTATCCAGGAGGCCGTTGACCCCTACGTGCTCCGTATTAAAGACAGCGACTGGCTGGAAATGCCAGAGCTCATACCGAATGACATAAAGGTCAAGCTGCCTCGGGAGGCCATGTATATCTACAAGCAAATGGAACAGGAATTCTTTGCTGTATTTAACAGTGAGCCTCTGGTTGCCATGAATAAGGCAGCATCTGGAATCAAATGTAGGCAGATAGCGAACGGCGGCATATACGGAGCTGAAATAGACTACCGGCCGCAGCGTGAAATCCACTACCTACATGACGCCAAACTGGAAGCCACCAAGGACCTATTAGAAGAGATTGGCGCCCCTGCCCTGGTAATCTACGAATTTGACCACGACCGGCAACGGCTAGAAACAGAACTGAATGCCCCAGCCATAGGAGGGGGGACAAGTGCCAAGAAAAGTGATGCGTATATACAGGCGTTTTCACGAGGTGAATTGCCTGTACTTATCGGGCACCCTGCGAGCATGGGTCATGGAATTGATGGGCTACAGGATAACTGTTGCCACATCATATTCTACGGCATCACATGGAATTTGGAGTACTACCTACAAACCATCAGGCGAGTCTGGCGTCAAGGTAACGAAGCCGCGCACGTTATTGTTCACCGTATCATTGCAGAGGGTACGTTGGACGAAGTAGTCGTGGACACTTTGTATGAAAAGGGTGCCACGCAAGAGACCTTCCTTAGTGGGGTTGACACGTATGCTAAAAAGACCGCTTGCGTGTGAAGAGGCTATGTGGTATACTCTAAGAGCCACCTGGCAAACTCAACGAAAGGAGAGGCACAATGCCCGAAGCATCCCGAGCTACCAAAGACCCGAGCGCCGCCGAAGAGGGCGCGAAAGAGCGCAAGCAGCGAGGCTCCCCCAACTTCCCGTTGGACGGCAAGATCACTGTGCGCGTGGACTCCAACCCCAAGCGCGTCGGCTCCAAGGCCCACGCCCGTTTCGCTCTGTACAAGACGGGCGATACCGTGGAACAGTTCATGAAGAAGGGCGGCACCTACAGCACCCTGAAGTGGGACACGGAGCACGGTTTCGTTGCCATCAACGAGACGCCGGAACAGCGCAAGGCATGGGAAGCCGACCAGAAGGCCAAGGCGGATGCCAAGGCCGCGAAGGCCAAGGCCACTGCCGAAAAGAAGGCTGCTGCCGACGCCAAGAAGAAAGCCGCCGCCGAGGACAAAAAGACCGAAGGCGGCACTCGCGCCAGCGCGTAACCTCCTCCCTGGTTCGCGCTGCACTTCCCCGCCCCCTCGTGGGGCGGGGTCATTTTCGAGGTGACCTATGCGAATATTTATTCCGACCTATGGGCGTTCGGGACAGCAGACTACGTTTGATGTCTTTGATGGCTACCTGCAATCTAAGTACAAGCCGACTCTAATCGTACAAGCACGTGAGTCACACCTGTATTCCCAGTACCCTCACATCGCACTGCCTGCTGGCATTGAAACTATATCGCCCACGCGCCAGTGGATTCTTGATATGTTCAACGGTAAGCTGCTCATGCTTGATGATGACCTGTTATTCTACAGGCGTAGGGAAGATGACCGCACCAAGTTTCGCAAGCTAACCAATGAAGATGTACTATTCATGTTCACTTGTTTAGAAGACATGTTGAACAACTTCGTGCATGTGGGCATGATGGGGCGCGAGGGCGGGAACCGCTACACGGAAGAGACTAAGGAAGTGGGGCGTATGATTCGAGTGCTGGGATACCAGACGGAGGTACTCAAGCACCACAACCTGAAGTTTACGGATATTCCGCTTATGCAGGACCACCACATGAATCTCAGCTTACTGAAGCTCGGGTACCCCAACTGTATACTCTCAGAATTTGTCAACAATCAAAAAGGTGGTAGTGACGCCCCCGGTGGGTGCAGTCACTTCCGTACACCTGAGCTATTGGCTGACGCAGCCCGCCGACTGGAGGAACTGCACCGGCCATTCGTTAAGGCTGTGGAAAAAGAAACCAAGACTGCCTGGGGCGGGGGCACCCGCATTGACACTCGCATACAGTGGAAGAAAGCCTATGAACACGGCAGAGCAGCGAATAGCATACTGGATTAATCACCGGTGGAATATACTGGTTAAGCGGGAGCGTGGGGACCCTAGACCATGGACAACGGACCGTATACTACAGGACTTTCGGTTCTGTAACGTACACAGGGAAAACGACAAGGTCACCAAGTGGATAGCAGAACATTGGCGTAACCCCAATGTGAAACATGAAAACCTTATCCCCGCTCTGGTGCTGGCGCGGATGTTTAACTTGCCTGACACACTTCAGGCGCTGGGGTTCCCACACTTTTGGGATGTTGAAGATATGGCCTTTGGTTTGAAAGACCGTCGGGCCTGTGGTATTAAGATATTCAACGGTGCGTACCTCATCACTACCTGTGGTGTGAAGATGGATAAGATAGACTATGTATTCCGGGTGGCTGATGATACACGCAATTCAATGGTCAGCATACAACCAGAAAATACTCTGGAACACTGGCACCGACAGCTAACTCAGGTCAAGGGGCTAGGTAGTTTCCTGGCAGCACAGGTGATAGCTGACCTTAAGAACACACCTGGACACCCGCTACAGGAGGCTCCAGACCGGCTCACGTGGTGCGCCCCTGGCCCTGGTAGCCTGCGCGGGCTTGCGCGGCTCGAGAACGGGCGTAGGCCGTCTAAGAAGGCATTCTTAAGGGTGGCGCAGGCTGCACGCCAGCGGGTTGTCCCCCTGCTGGACCCCATGCCTGAAATAGACATGCAGGACTTTCAAAACTGCCTGTGTGAGTTTGACAAATGGGAGCGTACATACTTTGGAGAATCAAAACCCAAGCAGCGATACGACGGAAGGCACCCTGACAGTACGAACCCAATACCATGACGGGAGGGTAATGGCTGTCCTGAATATACCAGAAGGACCACCCACCTGGATACAGATCTTTGGCTGCCTGGAAGACGCTGAAGTATTTTGTGAGGACCACAACCTGGAGTTCATAGATAATGTCAGCACACCAGATCAGCAGGAATAACGTCAACGAGAATTACCCCGATGGGCTGTGGTGGCTCAAGACTGCCGGCGAGATGCAGGACAGTCGTAATGGTAGAGTCATTGTAGCTCCTGGCCCTGTGCTCAATGTCTACCACCGCCCACGTGAACGTGTGTTATTCTCTGAGGTACGTGACGCCAACCCGTACTTTCACTTTTTCGAATCACTATGGATGCTGGCTGGCAGAAATGACCTAGCCTATGTGAAGCACCTGCTTCCCCGTATGGCAGAATACAGCGATGACGGTGTAGTGCTTCAAGGTTCGTACGGGTACCGCTGGCGACGTAATTGGGAAGAGGACCAGCTGTTTACTATCATAGACCACCTAGAAAAGGACCCTGAAAGTAGGCGGGCTGTCATACAGATGTGGGACCCTAGTGACTTACGTGCTCCTGGGAAGGACGTTCCCTGTAATACTCAGCTCTTTATAAGCGTTCGAGGGGACTTGTTAGACATGACTGTCACATGCCGCAGCAACGACGCAATCTGGGGATGCTATGGGGCCAATGTCGTACACTTCAGTTACCTACAAGAGTTCTTGGCCTGCGCGTTGAAAAAGATGGTCGGTAAGCTGTATCAATTCAGCAATAACTTCCACGTGTACCCTGAAATGCCCAGGTTTGAAAAACTGTACGCCCACCCCTCATCTACGAATTACTATTTAGGGGAGGCCGTGTCGCCCGGCCCCCTCTTATTCCAAGGTGACTTTCAAAATTTTCTAATGGAACTAGAGGACTGGCTGGACACCCCCACAAGCTCAAGTAGCTATCCCTTTTTATCTGGGGTAGCATACCCTATGTGGCTAAGTTTCACTAACCACAAGCAGGGCGAAAGGGAAGGCGCCCTTGAATGGGCAGACCAAGTAGACGCTCCGGACTGGCGTCTGGCCTGCAAAGCCTGGTTGGAGCGTAGATATGCCAGCAAATGACGAACAGGTAGGTGGCACTCATTATAAAGGCCAGCCCATTGAACATTGGGATTTTGCCTTGATGCATGACATGCCGTACATGGAGGCACAAATATTCAAGTACGTGCTGAGATGGAAACAGAAGAATGGCATCTCTGACCTACGGAAAGCACAGCATTTTCTGCGCAAGCTGATTGAGTGGAACACTCCCACAATTGACGCAGCCAACAGGGAAATGAACCCTGACAGCGGGGAGCCGCGAGGCCAGGGTTATGTCAACCAAGACTGAGGTGCAACATGAACACAAGGGTATACATAGCGATGATGATACTGGTGGCTGGATACATGGTTACCAACTCCCAGCCCAAGATGGATCCGGCCACCGGGCATTACATCTGGTGGCTCAACAATGAATTAACCCGCGTGGGCGTTGAAGCCCGCCAGTGGAAAGACATGGCTGAGGATATGGTGCGCGAAGTGGAGTGCATCCCCTTGGTAGGCGGAAAGGAGAACCGCAGGTTTAACAGACATGACGACCCGAGTACCACAGTTAACGACCCTGAAAGGTATTGGTACTCATGATTAGCGTGTCCCCCGTAGGTTGCCGGGGGAGGGGAGGTCGCACAAGCGACAGACAACCTCCCTGCCTTTGTGGCGGAGTTGCCGGTCCCGTTGCAGCGACCAACCGGCTTTTATCATGAAGATGTACCAGCAAGAACACCTGCACCGCGTCATGGATGTAGCGGAGTGGATAAATAAGAACTCTTGGTGGGCCGTCATTATAGGTGGCGTTCAAGTTATAGTGGGTGCCATCTTAGAAGACCAAGCTGTCACCTGGGCGGGGGGAGCTATAGTCACAATAGGTACCCTCATGACTTTTGCTGTAAGTGGGACACTCATGTACGTGCGCTGGAGGAAAAGAATGTGGAAGTAAAACCTGGCAGTTTCATCTACGAGTTTCCCCAAACGCTGAGTCGACCTTTTTGCGAGGGGGCCATATCTAAATTTGAGCTTGACCCCAATAAAGAAGTCGGCAGGTTTGGGGAGGGCACCCACGACCCCAACTTCAAAGCATCCACTGACCTTACTGATATCTCTAACCGTGCGGAATGGCAAGTAGAGGGTCAAGCATTTCTTGACTCAGTTACTGAAATCTTTGCATGGTTCCAAGAATTTGTGGGCAATGAGGACCAGTTCGACTACCCTGGCTGTAGAATACAGCGAACCGAACCTGGGCAGAAATATGAGTACCATGTGGACACCGGCCCGGTGCCCGGAATAATCAACAGGATGCTGGCACTTATCTGGTACCTTAACGATGTAGAGGAGGGTGGGGAAACAGAGTTTTTACATCAAGGAATTAAAGTGCGACCGGAGGCTGGCAAGCTAGTGGTCTTCCCACCGTACTGGACTCACCCCCACCGTGGACTAACCCCTGTGTCTGGGACAAAGTACATCTGCACCACCTGGCTGCGGGTGAAAATGTGGTGCTAACCCTTTGTTTTTACAGGGGTTTATAGGTAGGACGGCCTGTACGCCACCAGACCGTTCCGTTATGGTACCCTTGCCTGGTACCCTACCGCCCTATAGAAGTACGGTCTCGAAGGCTCTGACGGCTCCGTTTTGCTACTTCTTACCCGTTTGGGCCATTCTACTGCCAAACCACCAGAGGACTGCGCTTGTCGCCAGATAAAGAACTGTGGCTACAATCTGCTCCTGCATTTCCATGTTGTTTGTGGCATGCGTGAAGAATATGGTGCCCATGAGCACTACCAGTATGAGCGTCAGGAGGGGGCGCATCAGTCCACGTACCACATCGACAAAGACTATCCAGCCGCTGTCCCCCGTGGACCATCGCTGGCCTGCTTCACGGTAGCTGGCTTCAAGACCACGCCATGCTGCTTCGGCTTCCTTACCCTCCTGTTTCTTGGACTCTATTTTGAGCGCTACCTCTGCCTCCTTGTCCATGTGCTTGAGTTCCATATCCATAATGGCAAGCTCTTGTGCGTGTTCCTGTTTGTTGGTGAAGTATTTCATCACCCCGCTGAGGGCGGTGCCAATCAGGCCGGTGGCCCCGCCCGTGAGCAGACCTAGTATGATATCCACTACGCTACCTCCAGCAAGAACGGTTGCTTTCCTAGATGCTTAAACAGTCGACGAGTGGTGGCCCTGCTAGTCAACACCGCAGGGAATCCATGTAGCTCGCCTATGCTCGAGCCTGGCAGTAGGCACCCCCGCGTATGACGAGGGATGTTACCAGGATGTATTAGGATGTGGCTTCGCTTGGGCACCCCTGATACGAGGTAGACCCAGCCGTACTTGGGTGAGCGATGCCAGTGGCATTCATATTCACCAGGTGGTATGCAAGATTCATTCGGCTTGTTGTTTTTCCAGGGTGGCTCTAGCACGTAGGCGCGAAACCCTTGCGCGACCAGTGCCCCCAGACTACACCGGTCGTTTTGAAGAAACCTATTTAACCTGACTTTCAAGACGTTGTAGGACTGCGTCTTGTTTGTTCAACAGAATATCAAGTTGCCGCTGGAGAGCGGATAGACGCCTGTCATCACCATGATAATGTACACCATTGGCGTTCCTCTTTTCTATAACTTCCATTTCATTAACCACCTTATAGATGGCGAAGTCCATATCGTCAGCGGTATTCTGCAACCGAAGCTGTTCATCAGCAAGCTGTCGGGTCTTAGCTTCTTCCCCGACAGCCCCTTGCATGACAAAGTAAGCACCGAAGGCCATAGACACGACGGCCCCCAGCGTCAGTACTCCACCAGCAATTTTCATAGTCGTGCTAGTTCCAGCCACCGCTGTACCCTGCACCACCGAACGACACGTTGGCTCGGTTATCGTTCATCACTACCTCAGCTTGTCCCTGCCCCGCCTTCCATGTTTCGCAGGTCGGGCTGTGTACTTTTGCCTTCTTCATTGTCAGGCAGAAGGCAGCGGCAGCTGCTTCGGATTTCGCCTCGCCAGTTGTCTGCTGGGCAGCGAGCCACAACCCGCATATCTCGTCCCACTCGCTCGCAGTAATGCCTGCACCGAAGGCTGGCACGGCTCCAGTCACACCCCAGCCGAACCGACACTGAGCACTGGGAGGTGGGGCAGAAGGGTTTGGTGCGATAGCTGCTGGGTCAGGTATCTTTGCCGGAGGTGCTTCGTTGATTACAGCAGATCCATCGGCTGTAGCCTGCGCCTTCTGTACTTGCACTGCGATCTGTTTGTTACGTGGCGTTTGACGATACTCGCCGGCCAGGGCGGTCGACGCCAAGGCGAACAACACAATTCCAAGCAATGTCTTCATTTGTTGAATACTCCTAGCTCCTTCTCGTACTCTTCCATAAAATCCTCCAACTCTTTTTCACGCTCCGCTGGTGACTTAAAGTTGGGGCTCTCTGGATTCTGTACGCTCAGGCGCATGTCCTCTGGGTTTTCACGAAGCAGCCTAGCCTGCCATTCCTGACGTTGCCTGGCAATTTCTCGTTCTTGTTGCCAAGGATATCCTGAATATGCAAACGGCTTTGTCCCTTGAAACTCCGGGGCAGTAGGGTCGGCGGGGTCGCCCGCCTCGTCAACCAGCATCCCTCCTGGGTTCCAACGGTCGTACCAGTCAGTCATCACACCACCGCCTTGATACACAGAACCACGTAGACGTTGTCTGGGCGAGTTTCATTGCCCATACCTGTGCCTGCCGTGGTCTGTTTGATTTGGAAACTAACTCGCAGCGGATTGGGGTCAAACCCCTTGAGGTTCACCACACCGTTGGGAGCTTCGTAGCTGTGTTGATGGGGGCCGACCCCTTCAAGCTGTGTCGTACCGGGAGCATCCCCTGTGGTGCCGTCCCCTCGGTCACCACGGCTGGCAGCGTCAGGGTCCTGGCCTCTGCCCAAGTCCTGCCCACGTAGGAACTCACCCCGTAGGTCAGGCACATTAAAGTTAGGTCCCGCTCCACCGTAGGCATAGCCGAGGTAAGCAAAGAGCTCAGGGAAGTTGGCCGTCAGGTAGCTGGTGCCGTCACAGATTAACCACTCTGTGCCAAGGTTGGGAGGGTTGAGTGGGAAGCCTGCTATCTGCCCGACAGGCTGGTTGCCGGTGGATGTCGGGGTGTTACCACCTGACCCTCCACCACCAGGCCCGCCCACGAAGTTACCTTCAAAGTCAATGGCGGACATGACAGCGCCGGTTTCATCCCGCCACTCAGCAAGGTTGTCCGTCTGCCCAGCGCTCAGGCGTTTGGTGAAGCTCTTGTTGTAGCCTGCTCCCAGATTACTGGTTTCGAACGCGCCACCAGGCAGATTGCCTCCCCCTGTCTGTTCAAGTAAGCTCAAACGGGCAGTGTCGGCATCGGCCTGCCCGCCGAAGGGGTAGTGGGCCACATGGTTCGTACCGACAGCGGCGCTGATAGTGGCCCCCAGCCTTACTTCACCACCGCTGTTTTCATTCGTGGCCTTTACGAGCAAAGCCTCGGGAATGCTGTTCTCTAAGCGAACATGGTTGGCTTGGTCTGAATTGATAAGCCACACAGGGCGACCATCACCCTGAACATAGGCTATGATACTACCATCAAACAACTCGTAGTCTACGAGATGTTCATCTTGTTCTGGGTCGTTGCCTTGGATGCGGAGCTGCATTCATCAGCCACACCATCAATGAATACTGGTGCGGTGACCAGACCACCGGCACCGTTGATAATAACATCGCCTTCAATAGTGAGGTTATCATCAATAATGACGCCGACCAACTCGCTGACCAGTATCTTTTGCACACCCTTGACCACCAGCCACCAGCGGCCATCACTTTCACGGTACAGACCACTGCCTGTCTCACCGATAAACCGCAGACCCGGATTAGCCTCGGAACCGTCAATGATACCGAGGGCGGCCCTCATGGCTCCCTTGCCGTCGCGACTTAAGGAGTCTTCTACCTCCGCACCTAGGTCTTCCATGGTGGGGTTAGCCCAGCCATCGGACTCGATTAGAGTGTCCGTTATTACCGGATTCCCTGCGGGCAGAGTATACTGACCTGCTGCGTTACGTGGCATTATTCTTCCCCACTATCTAGAAGTGTTGCGGACGCCGTGCCTATCTTTGGCTCCACAATTGAGTCCATGATCTGCTTGGCTCGCTCTTGCATGGGGTTTAGCCCGAATAGCATTCGTGCGCCCCCACGCCTGGACCCCACCATGCTCGTGCCCAGAGCAGGCAGAGCCATGAGGGGAGCGTATACCATGCTGCCAGCGCCGAGACCGACGCCACCCAGAGCACGGAACCATCTTGGGTCTTGGCCTGGCCCCATCGTTTGAAACGCTGGGTCTATAATGTCCTGGCCCCCACCATATCCACGAATACGGTTGCGCTGACTGGTGCGTTTGCGGACTGCCCTTTCCAGATTACGCACAGGAATTTCTGGCTCGTCCCTGGCACGTGTGAACCCCCGCGCATCCTCCAGCAACATCTTGGCCCCGTAGGCTTTATTCACCGCCCGCAGTTGATTGGCTCCCTCCGTGGTAAGGCGTGATTCAAACAGGCCGTTGAGGTGCGTGTCGATTTGAGAGTATATTTCCTTTATACCCTGAGCATTATCCGACAGAGTTTCACGCTGGCTTAGGTCACGTATTTCACTGCGGATATGGTTTTGAAATCTTTTCAACTGCTGTGCAGTCATACCACTGACTTGGTATTCCTCCAGCAAGTCGTACATTTTCTTTTCAAAGCTGTCCCTAACACCCTTGTCCACCATCCGCCCCTTATTAGCGAATGCGTCAATTACTCCTATGTCAAGGTCATCGTACGTAAACTTACCCTTGATTGGCGCAATGGCATCGTCGTACGCACCATTGAATATAGTGTCCATCTCCTTAAAGTACGTGTCCGTACCAGGCTGGCTCACAGGTGGCGCATGTCCAGGGGGGACAGCCCTTCTGGCGAGCGCTGCGGAAACTTCATTTTCTGCACGTTCGCGCCCACCCTTGAGGCCAGGCAGGATGTCCTGCAAGTTTTCCTCAATATTCTTTACCAGTTTGGCGAAGGGTCGTAGCCCACTGGTTTCCACACCCTGCCCTAGAGTAGTCTGCACACCTTCGTCTGCTAGAATTTCAGCAGCCTCGTTACGCTCAAACATTCCAGTCAAGGTTTTGCGGCCTGCCTGAACACCTGCGCTCAGGGCTACAGGGAGGGCGGCACCAAGGACAGTCGTGGCACCACGCCCGAGTGTTTGACCTTCTAGCACAGGCTGCGCGAAACCTTCTGCACCACCGACTGCACCCGCAGCAGTCATCTTTGATGCCCACCGGGGTAGAGCAGAGGTAAGCTTCATAGCTGCTTGTTCTGCTGCACCGAGGGGGACGGCAAACGCGCCGACATTGCCGGCGATATCACCAGTTGTACCTGCGTTGATAAAGGCTTCGCCTTCATCCATGCCCGCGCCTGCGCTAAGATCACGCCACGCCTGTACGTCAGCCTCATCTCCAGGGTCAAGGCCGACGGTAAGTTGCTTGATGCCGTGACCTATATCAGCTACGCCTTTACCGATGAGGGCATCAGCTCGTTGGTTGTAGTCCATGCCACGCTCACGCATGATTCTATTTATAGTTTCGGGCATGGCACGGCGTCCCACAGAGATGGGACCACCTGCCTGCGAGCGCTGATATTCAGCAACCTTAGCCAGACGCGCAGCCTCTTCAGGAGTTTTACTGCCTATGTCCAGCCCTGCCGTGGGGGCCACCGCTGCCTGAGGTGCCTGAGCGGCCACAGGAACGCCCGTAACGCCTTCGACTGCGCCAGGGCTAGGGGTGCCTGCCCCCGGTGCTGCGGACCGTCTAGCAGCCTCTCGAACAAGCCTGCGGCGATTCGCTTCGGCAATTAACTTTTCAGCTTCAGAGGCCATGTTCTGCTGGGTCCAACCCTGCGTCAATCATCTTTTGCCGTAGGTCATCATCAGACATTTCTTCGTAGCCAGAAACGGTATCCTCAATTCCACCACCCACTAACAACTCTTCTGGGAATGGTTCGTAATACTCCTCCTTGGGCACAGACCACTCTTCCCCCAGGCTGCTCTTGACTAATGCACTCACAGCCTTGGGGTTCTTTCTGGAAACAGTGACGGCATAGGCGTAGCTGTCCAGCACTTCCTTCAACCGTTCAACACGTTTTTTCAGGTTAGCCCGTAGCTTTTCAGGCTTCATACCCATGTTGATTTCAGCTTGCTTCCAAGACTGGTTCTCACCTTTAGTCAGTGTAGCACCAAAGAACTCATGCCGCTCCACCAACTCAATGAAACGCTTGTACTGCTCCCACCAGGCCGCCTGTTCATCAGTTTCTTTGCTGGTGAACATGCCAAACTCTTGCGAAGCCAAGTTTTCCATGCGGCCGATCATGCCTGCCTGTGGCGTGACATAGCTGTCTTTGAAAGTGGCAAGGTTGTCAACCATTATTTTTATCATCTTATTGCCATCTTTCAGCTGCGTTGCTTCGCTATTGCTCAAAGACTTCGGCTGCTGCGTCTTGTGATGACGCATACGGAAACTATTTTCCTGCCTTGTTAACCGGGCTTTCTCTTTGTCAGACTGAGAGACCATGCGCTCATTGCGAAGACGAGCCAAATCCATGGCTTGTTCACGCTTGAAACGCAGGTCAGCTAATTCATCCGCACGGTCACGCGTGTAATCTGCTTCCTCTTGCTGTCGCTCAAGGGCAGCAGCCTCTTGTGCCGACCTTGTTCTAGCAGCTTGAAGTACTCCTTGACGCCTTTCTACGTCACGAGCACCAGCCCGAGCTTGGAGGGCGCCCCTCAGCCCAGCGACCCGCTGCTGCCCTCCACGAAATTGCTGCGCCTGTATCTGGCTTGCCATGTTGGAAGTAACAGGGTCGCCGGCAACCATACCCGCCATCAAGTTGATGTTGGGTCTGTTCGCAGCTGCGGACATAGCATCAATCTGCGCTAACTCGCTGTTGCTCAGGCCGTACGGATTTTCTGCGGTTTTCTCAGCCATCAGACTTCATCCTCGTCGCTGCCTGCGCCTCCTTTCAACGACTCTAAGTACCCGGACCGCAGCATGGACATTTCCTCACTCGCCAACCGACGCTCTTCTTTTTGCTCTTTTTCTTTTTCACGAGCGACCCAGGCTTGCACGAGCTTAGCTCCATGTTGAGTAACGCTGGCAGGGACGTACACACGCCCGACCATCTTACCTGTTGGAGCTTCCAGCGACCCTTGCCGCAACTCGTCAGAGAGGGCACCGGCCCGCTGACCCTGGCTGAAACGTTCCTGCGCCTGCGGCATTCCAGCTACCAGATTGGCAGCCCCGGGTTGAAGTGCCGCCGGGATACCTGCGTTGATGCTAGGTCCCTGTTGAGGGAGGCCTAGCCCACTCTGAGGGGCGGCGGGGACACCGGGAGGAACCCCGGCTCCAGGGCCTGCCATGATAGGTGGGCCACCCATTGGGCGACCTCCCGGCATTGGTGCTGGAAGACCTGGTGCTGGGCCGACTCCTGTGGGGCCGCCCTGCGCCCTGAGCGCCTGGACCTGCGCTGCCATTCTTGGGTCAATGGGCATAGCCTAATCCTCTCATGTCAACGTGCTTGATGCCGTTGATTTCAACAACAAGCTCGGGGTGTACCTCTTCCACTTCCTGAGCCACCGGACCAACGAACCACTCCTCGCCCCAGACATACTGGAAGGCGTAGCATGGAATGTTGTCCTCGTAGTAGCCTATATGTTCCAGATTGCGCTTGACACGTAGGTCGCACATCATCATGCTGCTACCCATATTCATAGCACCAGACATGAGAGCGTCCTTACTGGCCTGCTCGGCATTAAAGATGTCCATTTCATAGTCGGCCTGGCTCTTGGCTGCATCCATGTACTGCGTTGTCTCCGCTCGGCCCGCAGCCTGGAACCCTGGCATTTGAGGGGCGGACACTTGCTGGCCGGTGAGCAGAGCATTCAGCTCGTTGAGCGGCGTCTGGCGCTCCTGGAGCATCTCTGCTATCTGCATCTGGCGCAGGTTGTTCGCGTAGTTGGCGGCGGTTGTCTCCATTCCCAACTGCCCTTGAGCCTCCCCCATGGACGCTTGCATCATCTGCAAGTCCTGGCGCATTTCTGCATCGCCCAAGGAGCGCATGGCGTTGTCCCACGCTCTTGTGCCTCGCTGGATACCCTGGTTGCTCAGCTGAGTTTCCAACCTGCTGCGGTCTTGTTCGCGCTGCGGCGCATAGAGGCTAGACATACGACCAAAGGCTTGGTCGCGCATCTCATTGGGGTCAGCTGACAACCCTACATAGTCGCCAAACTGGCTGAAATCTGGCCCTGCTTGGTACCCTTGCTCCACCCTGCCAAGCATGTCCTCCGCGAAACCACTTCGGGCAGATTGTATACGGAGTTGACTACTCAGTGCCTCCTGTGCTTCAGGGGTGAGCGTAGTAGTTTGATGGGCGGTAGTGTACTTCTCCCCCGTAACAGGGTCTCGCTGCGCCCTGTACTCCCAATCTTCACCTCCGAACGGCGTGCTGACCGTCGGCCGGTTGAAGTACATCTGCTGGTTCGTAGCAATTCTGCTAGACTCAGCTTGCTCCTCCGCTGCACCCCGATAATCAGGCGGCGGTGGCGGTGATGCCTTGCCCATATTTCTCTCCTAAGCTGAGCCATTTCTGCACACGCGGATGCTCACGGTGCAAGCGCAGCAAAATAAGATCCTCCCCATCAGCATAACCGTCAGGGATACGTGTGAATTCTTCAAACCCTATGTTGGTGTCCATCTTCAGGGCTTTGGCATTGGTTGCATTCACCACTCCAATTAGCCAATTCAGCTTGAGCTGAACAAAGGGGTAGTAAAAGGTGAACCACAGGAACTCACGGCGCATCCAGTTCTTACCGTCTGCTGCTACATGAATTTGTGCAGTTTTTCCATTGGTGTCAGTATACCCCACGACGGCTTTCAATACACCCTTTTCCACCCAACCTATTGCACGGAAGTCGTCAGAGTAAGACACAGATACTCGTTGGTTGAGCCACCAGTGTAGGTCTTTTTCTGGCCTTACAACAATCACATCAGGCCACCCTGTTCAAACGACAACGTCCAGTGTGTGAATACTAGGCGTGCCGGACCCCGCACCGTCATATATAGTGACAAGAACCTACCCAAGCAACCGACTCCTGACCAGGCTTTATAGGTATTGCCTGAACCAGACCAAAAGGCTTGGTCCCAGAAGTCGACATCCCACATGGCCCCGTCATTAGGAGCAAAGAATTGCGGCGACCCTTGTAGGTTGTCAAAGTCCCACTCATTATACATGACAATCTGAACACCAGGGGCGGAACTACCCTGAAACACGGGTTCCACAAGCTGGCATCTCTTAAGTTCAGGTGTGTCAAAATTGGAAAACCCTGTTTGCACTCGGCCAATAAGGTCTTCATTGGGCAAGCCGTCAAAGCCTACGTTGTCCGAGTTACCCACGAACAATTCGTACACGTTGCCGTCCTGGTCCCCTCCGTACATAGTGCTTTCAAACACTACTACAGTCTGAATAGGCAGATTGGTCAACTGTGACCATGCGTTATTGTGAACACTGGCAGACCATATACGAGCCGCTCTCTCGTTAATAGTGACTGGCTCCTTAATCATGAACTGCTCTTCCCTAGGATAGTAGTGCAGTTCCCACTGTGGCTCGTCAAGATTTTCGCTAACCTTACGGGCCAAGATAGTCTGTATGTCAAACCCCATTGACTCAGCGGAGCCAATTTTCAACGCACCAGTAAAGAGCTCGCTTAGTGGAATAACGCCAGTTTCACACAATACCTGTACGTCACCACCAGACTTCATAGCTATTCTACGACCAGTAGGTACGCGCCCAACATCCCAAACGCCAACCATACTGAATGTGTCAGCATTTTCAGGGTCACTACCCTGGTAAGCAATGACATCGCCCTGACTACCAATAACGATAAGAAAATCGTCAAGGCCATCGCCACCGTCGCGAGTCCACGAAACGAGTTGTTGAAGAGTACCACCCTGCCGGATGTAAGCGCCAAAGTCAAACTCCTGCACCTCCCCGGCAATCTGGTCTACGGGGAGGTACCATGCTCTCGTGCTATTGCGGTCAATGAACCACAGCCTGCGCTTCCAGGACATAACATAGTCCCAGTTTAGGGGGTCGGTACCGTCTATCTCACCGACCCCCACGCCCGCCGGATGTTGAACCCAGCCCGTAGCAGTGGAATATGTGAGGTACCCATTGAACTCGTTAACGGCGCACAGGAAGTTGTCACCCGCTGTGGAAAACTGTATCCACGACCATTGGTCGGTAATGCCTGGTATCTGAGTAGCAAATGTGACATCGCGCGGGGGTTGTATGGGGTTGTCCTGCCTGTCAGTAACATCTGTGATACCTTCAAATGTTACTGCGAAAAGTTTGTTGTCGCCAGGGTCCAGTGCTTCATACGCCATGAGCGTATTTACAGGATCGTTAAGTTTATTCTGATGTATGCGGTACCCTGGCCGTAGCTCTAGACCATAGGGCTTGGACCAGAAATTGCGCAGCTGAAGTGCGTCTTGCAGCAACATCCCTGCAAGGGGCTTCTGAGAAATAAGCCCGTTAACAGGGGAGGGAGTCGTGACACGTTGCGTGTTACGAGTCTGCGCCGTCCTTAGACCAACGCCTACTCCCATCCGCGGTACTGGTTGTAATGGCATCAGACTCCGTAATTCGTGTCAGGTATGTTCCAGTAATCCAAGTAGCGATAACCAGTGCGGTTGATAAGCGACAGCACCGGAGCGCCCTGGTCCTGTACGAAACGCTGCTCGTAGGCCACCTGAAAATCGCGCATGGCAGCAGCTGAGTCGAACCCCTTTACCTCAAGCCACTTGGCTTTCGCCAGGTAGTAGATGAGGTACTGGTCAATAAGAAAAACATCACCATTCTTAGTGGCAAAGTTCTTGAATAACAGCGCGTCATCCTGGTCTTGGACGTACCCCTGACTGATATACTCCATGCTCAGCGTTTGTCCTGGGGGTGGCGGAGGGCTTTTTATTTCCCACTGGTTGTCCCTGACACGCCACAAGAGCCGGGTCACAAAATCGGCAGTCCGTACCGTCACACGCTGCCAATCCTGTGATAGGACAGGCCCAATCATAGGTAACTGCTGACTGACATTCCACTGGCTTTGGTCCTTGAACATAAGGAAGTCTTCAGGCAATGGTATGAGCTTACTGCTCTGCCCTGGGAAATCCTCCACGACAACCGTGGTGAAAGTCTTAAGCATCTGCTGCCAATCGTGCATGCCCAAGAGGTCCGTGCCCGCTTGGTTCACAGACTGCACCATCTGCTGCACGGCGGGGTCGTTAGACCCCGCCACATCAGTTTGCGCTGGGAACCCTACAGCCTGGAGGACTCGGTTTGCCAGGTTGAGTAGTGTGTCAGTCCGCGTTATCTGGAATGGCATCGGTTACCTCCTGCGCGGCCATGAGGGCGGCCATCTGCTCCTTGAGCTCGGCAATTTCCTTGTCGCGCTCGGACAGCTGGTCCTCCATTTCCTGGGCACCTACTCCGCGCTGGCTGGCATCCATGTACTCCTTGGCCTTCTGCTTGTCGGCCTGGAAGCCCATGAAGTTTTTGCCGCCCTCGTCGGCTGCTGCGGCCAGTTGCTCCACCGTAACAATCTTGAAGAACTTGTACTCTTCCACGCGGCCAGGGGTCATCCAAGGCATGAGGCTGAGGGGCGTGCCCACCTGCTGCTCTTCCTTACCCTGCTTGTATGCTTCGTACTGGCGCGGAAACCGCTGAATATCCTGCTGGCGTGCCTGCCGCATGACCACAGAGTGCTTATCACCTGGCACGATAATGGTAACAAAGTCTCGGTCCAAGTAAATGGGCCGCCCCTGCTCGTTGGAAGAGTGCTGGTCGAAGACTGCCTTGGTGCTGAACGTAGCGTACAGACGGTCATCATGCCTGAAACGCTGGGCACCTGTGGCGCTCGCTTCGTCAACGTAACGTGAATCCATAACTGATGGTGGTGTGCTCATTTTGTAGCTCTCTTTATAAGTCTAACATCGGATATATCTGCCCCGAGGTACGGCAGTCCTGGAATACTACCTGCTGGTATTTGAATATCCTTGCCCCCGCCACCTTGCGACCCTTGGAATCCACGTACACGTATGTCCAATGGCCCGTGGTTCAAAGAATTTTCAAACCGCAGAATATCGCCTGGCACAACTCCATAAGATTCCCAATTAGACACACCATCAGTGGGCAACTGAATCAATGTGCTGAACCAATTAAGTGTGAGCTGTAAGGCCAACAAGCCTAAATCAGCTGTGGAGTCATAGAGTATGTCTAAAGCGAAGTTAGTTGGTGGAGGAAAGGCGATGCCTATGTACGGCCCAAAGGCCGATATACTGTGCGGAGAAACAATTACTGTATCGTGAAACTGCAAGTCAGACGTTACCTTTTCAACAAGGAATTTACCCGTCATATCCACATTGGGGGAAAATGTAGTATTCTGCTCAATAGTATCCCCAGCGAAAACTCCAAAGACGTCCCAATTAGATGTGACAAACAGCTTGTCAGGGGCAAAGCCTTCTATGTCATCAGTGCCAGAGAGGGGGACGCCCACGGTGTCCAGTATATCGTTCTGTATGGGAGGCAGAGTCGGTATGCCGTTGTATGAAAACGGCCCGTAGTTTTCATCGCCCCAATCCAGCATTTGCTGGCCTTCAGCAAGAGTAAGTTTGGTGTCCCACACCCACACACGCGCGATATCACCACCAAATTGACGCGCTGCATCGTCTCTATCGCCTAGGCGGAATATTTTGTTCGGACCTGGACCGTTGCCAGAAATACCCGTTACTGTGAACGGTATTGAACCAGTTTTCTGGGCATAAAAATTGAACGCTGTGTCAACAGAACCGACAACCATGTACCAATTATATGAAATCAGCGCAGTTGCAGGAGGAGGTTCCGCCTGCATACTTTGACCGTAGAGGAGCGCACTACCTACGTTGTTCGGTGGCGCACGATAATTCATTCCAAGAGCATTTTGAGGCCCCGTGGTACCCCAGAACATTTGGTTCATCCCAGGGTTGGGCTCTTCCATGCCCTTGAAAATCATAGCAACTGAGAGGTTGCCCCCTGGGTCAGAGACAATGTTCTTAAAGAGCTCAGTGTTCTTTGTTATTTCAAATCTAGCCGCGCCACTACCAGCAGGAAGACCAGTTGGGTCTTGAATCCAAGTGGGGGCCTCAGTGCTAACTCCTGAATAGTCAAGAGAAGTACCGTCGGTGCCCTTATTCAGTATTCTGGTAATGCCGCCACCATCTTGAATGGGGAAGTTGAAGGCCCCACCAGCGAGCATTTGACTTTGGTCACCAAAGTCAAAGTCGTGAATAACTCGCGACGGCTGCGGGAATGCAGTAGGCGTAGGTGGAATAGGCGTTACACCATCAACGACAGTAAAACCGTCATTGGTCACCTTAATGCCTTCATTGGAATGCCCTGTGCCTGTACCTCCGACACACTGAGCTCCATTACCATCTATGCCCCAACCACTGACAAAGAACTGTGGAGTATTGAAAGTAACAAGACGGACGCCGTTATGTTGATGGGCAATACCAGCAATGAACACACGGGGGACTACGCCGTCGTCTATTGCGACGTACATTTCACCCGACCCTGCCTGCGCTGTACCTTCAACGAAAACTGTACCCGCAGGTGGGTCCGCCCCTAGTGCGAGCTGAGTCAACACGAGCTCCTGCGTACCCCCACGTATCAACCTGCCGTTGAGAATCTGAGCATCAGCCAGCGCAGCAGCACTGAATGTAGCTGTGTCAAACGGAGTTGGCCCATCAAGGGCTGTGGCTGTCAAACGCAGAACGTAAGGGCCTACGTCATCAGGAGTAAAGAGGGGGTCCAACACTGTGTCATCAGAAAACGACCCCGTGCCACCTGAGTCAATAGTCCACAATGTCGTGATTTCGTTGGTGCTGCCAACAGTGACAGTACCGTCCAGTTGAGTCTGCGCACCTGGGTCACCTGTGTAAGGACCACCAGCATCCACCGTAGGCGGGACAGGGTCAGCTTCAAAGTTAGCATCATCAAAGACCGCTGGTCCATCACTAGGCGTGACCGTTAATCGCAGAACATAAGAGCCAACATTAAACGGAGTGAATGTAGGATCTTCTATAGCGTCATTGGAAAAAATGCCGCTACCCGGAAAAGGTGGGTCAGACTCAATTGTCCACAGTAACACCGGCGCAGGATCGCTGCCTGGCGTCACTGTGGCATTCAAAGCTGTAGCTGTATTCCAATCGCCGGTGTACGGACCACCAGCTTCTACTGTAGGAGGTATGTCATCACTTTCAAAGTTGGCCGTATCGCTGACAGGGGGGCCGTCGCTGGGGTTAGCCTCCAGTTTCAGCACATACGCGCCTACCGTGTCTGGAGTAAACGTGGGGTCTTCTACATTGGCGGATGGGAGAAATGTGCCACCACCAGGACCAGAGTCAATGGTCCAAGTGAGGACAGGAGTAGGATCAGTACCAGGAGTAACGGTGGCATTGAGCGCCGTCGCAGTGTTGACGTCTCCATTGTACGGACCTCCAGCATCTACCACAGGCGGGACTGGCGTCGCCGCAGACAGGAGCTCAACTGCAATGATGCCCCAGCGGTCGGTAGCGTTGAGGGTCCACGACATAGTGACTGTCGCAGCACCTGGCTCGGTGCTGGCTGCACCATGCTCCTGCCTCGCACCGGCTACTGGCGAGGACAGGTTCCACAACTGAGTCTGCCCAGCGCCAACCGTGAACGGCCCGCCAGTATCCTCAGAGCCAACACCGTCTTGAATAAGCTCGCCTACCGATGAGGCAATGTTGACCGTAGCTGTACCAGAACCAGAAGAACTCGCCGTGGCAATGTTGCCGATAGGAACTGTCTGGTCAACACCAGAGTAGTTAACTGCACCAGAGACAATGCCCTGGTCAGTACCTAGAACTTGGTCAAGCGTGATAACAACATTGAACGTGCCTACAGGAGGAGCCAGCAGCCTCCACATTTCAACACGAGTATCATCGTCTTCCGTCACCTGCCCGACAAAGGTCAGGGCAACACCATTATAGGTGACGGTAGAAACAACGTTGAAATCAGTGCGGTTGTTGAACGCCGTGGTGACGAGCAGCATACCGTCGGTCATTACCGGGACGGTGTGAGCAAATGTTACAGATATTACTGTATCATCTACATCTGTTGAAACTGTGCCTTCTACTTGAGCAGTCATCTACGTCTTATAGGCTCTCTGGGTTTCAACCTTGTCCGACGATCTCGCACAGCGTCTGGCCTAAGTCTCTCAGTTATATTGTCCAGGCCAATCACAAGATCAGTAGGTATGCTGACCCCACCATCAGGGTCAGATACCATAAAAACATTATCGGCGGTGAGATCCATACGTACTTCAGGCTGGTCCTTTAATCCATCGGACCGGCTGTCGCCCGTACCTGCGATGGAAATTACAGACCTATCATTAATGTTACCACGCATGATAAGCGCGGTAAGCTGAAGTGTAACGTCGTCGTATTCAACGAGGGCGGAGCACACCCCGCCCTCGTTGGTTCTTGCGTACTCTCGCTCTACGAGAGCCATGTTACGGGGTGACGCCCCACGCCGACTGACCGGCCTGCAGAGTCTTGCCCGTGCGGTTGAGGGCCGTGCCAGGAGTCATGACGCCATCCGGTGCAATCACGGCGTTAACCGTGATGAACACCAGCGTGGATGGCTGAAACTCCACGTCCTGGCCATCGATGGAGGGGCCGCCTACGGCTGCCCCGTCTTCTCCGATGCGCCGTTGCAGCGCGGTGAGGTCATTGGGGGTGGACCAGGGCTGAGGATACGGCCCGTAATCCGGTGCGTCGAAGACTGCTTTGGAGCCGATACCGATACCGCAACAGACACCGCCACCGTTGTCATCGACAGCGTTGTCATTGGTCTGCGAAGGATCCGGGTCGATGAAGGCTCCGGCTCGTGCGGTTGGAAAAGTCATCTAACCTCCTTTTGCCGAAAAGATGGGCGGGGGCCTTACCCCGCCCGAAGCAACCCACCACCTGGGATGTTACGTGGTATCGAAGAGGCGACCCTGGAACTCGGAGCCGGAGGTGGTGACGTTACCGGCCCAGCCGAGGATCTGCACTTCGGCGTCCTGGTTGATGGCGTAGCGTTTGCTCGGCATCAGTGGTACCATGTTCCTGTCGCGGTGAGGCCGCAGGAAGATGTACTTGGTGTTGAGCATGAACGCCGTTTCCGGCGGGCAGAACCCACCGATACCACCGTCGAGCACGCAGTCCGCGTCCATGTACTTGATGGTCGGGAATCCGAGCTTGCCCACTTCCGTGCCGTTGAACCGCTGGAGGCTCTGCAGGCTGGAAATGTAGTAGTTCCAGAACACGCTGTCCATGGGGATGAGGTCGGGACGGTCGCTGCCACGCACGAGGCTCGCCCACGCCTGGTTCATCAGGTTCTGGACGTTGGCCGCCGTGAGGGCACCACCGTTGATGACCGCGGAGTCGAATGCCTGGGAGCGCCAGAACGGGAACGCGGCACGATCGATACCGCCATACGTGCCCACGGTGGGATCCGTGGGTACGGCGATGTCGAGACCACCGATCTCCTTACCACCGTCGCCGGTGCCGTCGGAGTACACGCCATCTGCCAGCGTGTTGGACATGGTGGACTCGGCCACGCTGATACGACCTTCCATAAGGTCAATCATGCGCTCGCGGCCGTTGTTCTGGAGCATCTCGAGACCGGACATCACCACCGGGCAGGCAAGCTGCTTGATGGCGTACTCGGCTGCGGAAATCACGTCCTGCGCTGCCACCGGCAGGAGGTCGTAACCGCTGTACCAGCCGACGTTGCCGTTCTCGGCGAAGCTCAGCTCCTGGAAGATAACGGAACCACCACCGAAAGGCTTCACATTGCCCCGCTGCTCGAGCCGAGCGAGCAAGGCGTTGTTCTTGGTTACGTTATCCGCGATTTGCCGCGTACGACTTTCGATAGTCGTAGCGACGATGTCGGATACGTTTGGGAATGCCATTTGTAATCTCCATAGGTGAACCTATTACCTGTTCGGCTTCCCCCTAGTGGGCGAGGACATTTGAGCCCTCTTTGCTCTAGGGTCTCCCCGAACTGGGAGACTACAAGTCGGTCGAGTCCATTGCAGCTTCTATGGCTCCGCGAAGGCTTGCGGGTTGGGATCTGCCAGCACCAGTGTCTGGCGATGCTCCCTGGACCCCTACGGCTTTCGCTTTCGCCGCTGCTGCCGCTGTGCTTCTTGCGTCCGCTTCGCTTTGCAGCTTGCGTTGAGCAACGAGCTCAGCTAAGTCTGGTCGTAACAAAATAGCACGGTCGTACGCTTCTTGTAAAGTCATATTTTGGTTCCGCTGTGCGGCGGCTTCCAGAAATGTTGCCATTTCCAACTTTACATCTTCGTAGAACTCGTTTTTCTCGTCCTGTGCAAACGCTGTGATTTCACTGCGTACATCAGTCTGCACTTGTTCTGCAGTCTGAAGTTGGTTCTGCTGCACACTGTCCATGAACTGCTGATACGGAGCCATCGCCTGCTGAATCGCATAGGTGACGTTGGCGTCCCCTGGCGGGGGCGCTCCGTTACCTGGATTCACATTTTGCTGGTTGACCAATACCTGGTCCAGCATCTCTATGCTCACCCCGTACTGTTGAATGAGTCCACCCACGAGGGCGGCCTTCTCCGCCGGTGGCGAATGTCGCAGCTTGTACGCGGTACTCAGGTAGTTGTCGAAGGCGTCCATAGCCGTGACGCCTCGGCTTGCCATTTCCGCCTGGTACGGCGCACATTTCTGGTCAAATTCTTGTTTGAATTTACGGGCCTCGGCAACGATCTCCATGCCACGCGACATATCCACTTCGCGACGCAATATCTCGCCCTGTACATCGGCAGGTAATCCCTTAAATTTTTCCCGCATTGCGGGCTTCCAGCTTACTGGAGGCTTTAGCCCGACGGGAGCTTGGCTTTCTTCTTGCTCTTCCGCTTGGCCTTCTTCTTGTTCGGCTGTGGCGGGGGCTGGCTCACCGCTGCCCTCATCGCTGGGTGGGGCTCCCTCTTCTCCCCCGGCCTCGGGCTCTTCGGCGGCTGGGGCTTCTTCTGCCACAGGTTCGTCCACCACTGGCGGAGTCTCGTCCACTGGCGGCGTATCCACGCTCCCACTGCTGTCAGTATCTTCATCAAACGCAGCCTCCAGACTTTCTTTTAAGGATGGTTCGGCCATTATGGTGGTCCTTCTAAGTGGTGGATTGCTCTTTCAATGTCCTCACGGCGGCCTTTATCAGCCTCTAATTGTCTTTTCCGTGGGGCATCGGCCCATTCTTGCTTAAAGTCGTCAATTGTGGTGAGATCGTTACGGCGCATATACTCCCGATGTTTTGCGCGCGAACTAATATCAGTACCGTCGGTTGCGCGCATCCCATCATAATGACGGTCACTGATAAGAGCATCAGTATCCGACAGGTTACGCCTGGGCGACCAGTGGTTGAGCGGGACCTCTTCGAGTTTATACGTGCCATCAGGTTGCCTACGCTGAATCCAACGTCTACGCACTGGTTCTGGCCCTCGCTACCATGCGGGCAATATCCGCATCTGTGTTACCCTTGAGCCAAGCGAGTCTGCGCTCGTTGGCTGCATCCTGGTTATCCTGTGCAATTTCAGCCTGAGTCTTAGCCCAATCCTGTGCAATTTCTTGCTGAGCCTCCTGCGCCTTACGCTGTGCATCGGCCTGGGCCTCGATGACCTCAGGCGGTGGCGGCTCAGGCTGCTGCGCTTTCGCAGCCAACTGCTTGAGGGCCTGGTCCACAGCCTGGTCCAGCACGCCTTCCAGCATGCGGCCATTTTTGAAACCAGCCGCTGCCCACTGAAGACTTTGCAGAACGAGGGGAGCCATTTCCGGCGCGGCCTGAACAGCCTGCCAGCTTTGACTGATAAGCTGCCCCATAGCCGTGATGTACTCCATACGGCTCTGCTTTTCCACAGCGTAGTCCGGAATAGACATGTCGTCCGCCTGCACTTCCAGGTGGTAGGAAACAACGGGCGTATTCTTCAGCATTTGGACAGCGGGCTGGATAAGACGGTGGTCAGTCTGAGGTATCATCTGTATTAGGCTTTTCTTGATAATAGTCTCAGGCTGAAAATGCTTGCTGATTATGTCGGCCTTGATACGCATGGCCTCTTGAACAAACTCGGAAATGGTGCCCTGGATGTACTGTAGCCGAACAGAGCCATACTGTGCTTTCAACTGCTGAGCACCCAGCGTTTCGCGGGCATTCGTGCTGCCACGCATAATGTCACTGATACCAGTCAACTCATAGAGCTGCTGCACCATGTTTCCGCGTTGCTCATTCAGGATTTGGATAGTGGCGGCAATTTGGTCAAGCGGTATCCAGTCGATTTGCCCCTGTACCCCGCCACGCTCGGCGAACATGGCCCAATTATCAACAGGTATAAGGGAGTTTTCCGTACCTTGTTCAAATAGGCGTTGAATTCCTTCAGCTGACTTGTCATAGACTCCCGCGGCCTTACATGCCTTGATAAGCCAGTTGATGCGGGTGTTGACGGTGTCAATTTCTTCATACTGGTCCTTCGTCATGTAATAGTCAGGACGCGGCACCATGTTGGATGTGCTGTTGGTCGCAGTAAGTGGCTTCGGGCACGGAAAAAACCCTACCAGGCCGAGGGGGTCAGGCTTTTTGTCGAGCAGACGGTCCGTATCTGTAACGGAAACCCAATACACCGTCTTATTGGTCTTATTCCAAATTTCCCACACTGAGGCTGTAGCCTCGGGGCGGCGAACAGGGGTATTGTCCTGTGCGCCCACGCGGTCCACATTCTCGAATTTGTCGCTGTAGGAAACACGGTCGGCTGTATCCGCGCCGAAACGCTTGACCATACGCTCTTTAGTCATGTGCGCCTGTCGCGCCACCCACCGGCACTCTTCCCAGACACGGCACGGTGCCCACAGGAAATCTTCCCAGTGAATGTAATCCGTAATGGCGTCCTCGTCTACAATTTGCTCGTAGGTAACAGGAGTGCCAGGTATGGTCTGCTCAGCCGTAGTTACATCATATCTGAGCCACACCTGACCAAGCCCAGGAACGAGACGGTCTTCGGTGGCGTAGGCGAACGCGACGTCCATATCGCCTCTTGGGCGCTGGAGTCCAAGTTTGAGTAGTCGTTCCAGGATTTCCGCTGCCACTCGGCCCACATCGTCATTGAAATCGTCCCACTCGCGCTTAACGGTGGGTGACGGTGGGTTAGCATATAGAGCAGACCGAAGGACTCCCGTGTTAGCCCAGAAGAGGTTGAACTTTCGGCTTTGCTCATCGTTTGCTTCGCGTTCATCAAGGTAGCGACGTTGTGTCTTGCGCCCACGCTCGTGAAACTTCTCCAGTTCTTTACCAGCGATGCGTATCTGGTCTTTCCAGTACGCAATGTCGTATTTAGGAAGGCCAAGCTCTTCGCCAAGTGCCGAGTCGTTTCGGTCGTCGTTGGCCCGTGGCTCTACGGCGGATATACCTTGTTCGGTGAGCGCTGGCATACTACTTCCCCGCCATCCAATCTTCGTAAGACTTAGGCGTGCCGCCCTCCATCATTACTTCTGCGACGTAAGCCTTGTACTTGTTTCGTGTCTGGGCAGTTTTTCCAGCCTGCGCCGCCGTTCCCGTTCCCAGCATTTCAGGGGTGGGCTGTTGCCGAAGCATGTCGGCGTACACTCTTTCGTATGCCATGTCAATTCCTGATTATGGTAACTGAACAACTCCGGTTGTTTTGAAACTCGCCCCCATTGGCGGCGTCAACCGTATAATCAAATTCGTGCCAGGTGCCGTTGTCAGTCACAGAACTAACAGTGGTGTGAAGATTGCGTCCGGGGTCGTTTTCTTGAGAGATTATCATTTGATCGCCTGGATCCACTCCATCGTAGACCTCATCAACATCTACCCCGCCTTCCGTAATGTTACTTATACTAGCACTCGTTGACAAGGCTTTTACAGTATTGTCTAAATAGAATCTTGCAACACCTGGGTCGCCGACTTGTACTCCACTACGAAATATGAAAGTTGCAGCGCCCAGAAATGCTACAATATCCTCCAAACGCTTTAGTCGTTCTGTGATTTCCCTAGCCCATAGCAGAGTTGGGCGAATAAGGTTTTTCAGAGATTTAGCCATCAGTGCCAGCCGCTATTCTCGGGCCTTTTGTCCCAAAGGTCGTCCAAGCAGAAACCATAGTTAATTTCGCGAGCAAACGGCCTATCTTTCTCAGGCTTGGGGTCTTCACGCATTTTTGCCACAAGCCCGAAATACCGGAACGCGTCGGCAAAATTTGAACTCCAGTCATGGAGGGGCTTGGCACTATACTCGTTCCTATCGGCGTTCCAAATGCGTCTGTACGACCGGAGAGCCAATAGTCCATCTTTGCAGCCTTCGGCGTCGAAGTACACGGATGGAAAAAGCATTCTGGCTGCTTGAATTCCGTCCAGCAAATCAAGTTTGGGGACAATCTGAGGCCGTACCCCACCAGAGAGAAATTGTTCCACGATACTTCTACCAGTCTGGAGTGTCTTGGCTCTTGCGTCGTGAGGCAGCCACACATCTCCAATCTTAATACCGGCTTCCCGCTGAGAGTGCAGCCAATCAATGTAATACTGTATCGACCTGTTATCTTGCTCATAGCTTAGGTTGAGCTCTATGGCGTCCGGGTACTCCTGCCATCGCCAGATAGCCGTGCTATCTGTGTAACCAAGATCAAACACATAATTGCTAGGCCGACTAGGGTCCAAAGGATAGGAGCCAATATGAGCCTTCTTAAGTTCACTGGAGTAGAAGGCTCCCCTGGTAGCCGCCATGAATGAACATTCAATTTCTTGTAAGAACTCATCTTCATCCATCATGGCCCGCATTTCTTCGACCTCGTCTGCGTCGAGAATGCCGGTTTTGCTTTGAGGGAGGGCCATCGTAAGCCACTCTTCCGGGTGCGCCTTGGCGAACTCCCATATGTCGTAGAAGTGATTTAGCCCATTAGGCGTCCCAATGAAAGTAGCCCACCCTCGCCTATCGGCCAGAGTCGGTCGAATAATTTCGGTCCAAAGACTAGGCTTACAATCACCATACTCATCGATAACAACACCGTCAAAGTAGACCCCTCGTAATGCGTCAGGATTATCAGCACCATAAAGGGTGATGCGAGCACCATTGAAAAGGTCAATACTAAGAGAACTGAGGCTAACTTTCGTAGCGACAGCCTGAGTATAGTGTACAAGGTAGTCCCAAGCGATTTGCTTCGCCTGGGAATAGTAAGGAGCGATGTAAGCATACCGAGCGCGCTCCTTTTGGACATAGAGCGCCATGCTAACAAGGTCATTAAGAGTTGCCACCGTCTTTCCAGCTCGGCGGTGGGCGACAACGACTGCCCACCGCTGTTTCCGCGTGTGAAGCGGCATGAACTGGTGGCGCGGTTCATAGGGTACCGATACTTCGGGCACTACGGCTCCGGCGTGGCAATTTCACACTTGTGGACGGTATCGTCAGTGAGAAAGTCTTGCCAGCAGGCGTAGCAGATGAATAAGTCCGGCTCGGCTGCCTGGCTGATCATAATGCCCGCCTGCCCAGAACCATGTATCGGGCATGTGAACGTAGTATCCGGGTCAACTGGCATCGTCTTTCACCTCTGTAAATTCGGCGTTTTCTACTATGGTTTTAGGAGTTGTATCCATCACAGGCGGCGGCAGAATGTGCCGCACAACGAATTCACGGTTGCCATCCAGCAAATCCGTGTTCGAGGGCGGGAGGAGTTTGCCGAATATCTTGAAAAACTCGCCTGGGTTGGCATCTGCCCAAACGGCCAGCCTATCCACCCCTCCAATCATCTGAAATGCGTTCGTAAACGCATTCACCACGTCTTGACGTGTGACCTTGCTTGCCCGATTGAATTTTAGCACCTTTTTCGGTGCTGCGGCGATGTCGTTTAGCTGAGTTTCCAGCGCCTGCTGCCCCTCGTACTCCTCAGGGGTCAAAAACTCAACTACTTTGGTTTCTTGCTCGTTCATGGCCCCTTTTTCTTCTTTTTCTTCTTGCTCCGCCCCACACTGGTAGGAATATCGTCCAAACCCTTGGCTCGGCGACGCACCAAGCCCAATTTCCGCATTTCGTCGCTTTTACCTCCCCCAGGATGTGCGTCCCGCGAGGTCGCGGTCTGTTTTCGGGTGCCTTCTACGGTAAGGCTAGTGCTGGGGATGTCGGTCATGTGGCTCCGCCCACCGCTGCGCCACCGACTGCTCCTCCGCCGTACTGAGCCGGCGAATTTTCGTACCCGCAGGCTTCATACTTGTTGCACCACCAGTTCGTTTCCACGCAGTAGTTGGAATTCTCCTGCAACTTGAAGCCTTCGTCGGTTTCGGGCCTGCCTTGGATGTCGTACACCATGATGCTGGCTCTTTTCGGGTGGCAGCACTGGAGCATCATGCGATGGTCCATCGCGTACTTGCACGATTGGCAGGCATTGTAACAAGCCTCCATCGCTGCACCGGGGGAATTCTCTGCGTAGGGGTTCATCTTGCTTGGCATTGCTACTTCCTCAGCTCGTTGGCGATGGTGCGTTGCCTTCGCATCTTATCTGCGTTGTGGTATTCTCGTGCGACGCCCTGGGGGATGTCAGCCTTGTCCGCGAACTTCTTACTGTTCGCAGCCGCTGCCATGAACTTTCGTTGCTTTACAGACTTCGAGGGCATGTGCTCCTTTATACACTCACGCGCACGTGAGCGCAAGTTCTTTGAAGCCCAAAATTTTGAAGATTATGTCTGGAGGTGGAGTAACCGTCGACGTAAACATTTCGGGGGTTCACCCGCCCCGGGGTAGTAATCTAAGTTGTAATACTTTAATGCCCATCCCTTGTGCGCTGCACCATTGGCACGGCCCTTGCATGGCCTTGGTTGGCCTAGCATACCCTGGCAAGGGTTGCAAGCAATTTATTTGCCAGGCAGGGGTTGCAATGGTGGTGCATTGCTGTATGGTGGCCTGTGCTGGCTGTTGGGTTGCCCACGGCAGCAAAGGCCACCTGGCCCTGCGCACATGCGCAGGCGCGTACCAGGCACAGGCAAGCCCGCCAGGGCTTGCCAGGCACACCACTAGCACAAAGGTACAACACCATGCCCACTACCAAAGCCAAGGCCGCTAAGGCCACCACCACCAAGGCCACCAAGGCCAAGCCCGCCAAGCCCGCACAGGCCAAGCCTGTGTACCTGGCGGTTAACCCTTGCAAGCCCTACGCGGTAAAGGCCAAGCACAACCAGCACAGCTGGCAGCAGCTGCTGGCCGCCATTGCCAGCGGTGCCACCCTGGCCCAAATGGGCCAGGCCAACGGCCCCGTGGCAAGCAACGTGCGCTTTGCCAGGTACTGCCTGCGCAGGGGTTGGGTGGTAACCACCAACCAGCCCGCCAAGGCCACCAAGGGCTAGCCAAGCCCTGCCAGGGCCGCGCCAACCAGGCGCGGCCCTGGCAATTTTTTTGCCCCCACCCATGAACGACCAACCCATGATGGACAGTGACGAGGATTTGACGACAGACGACGACCGACGACTGACGATGACGACGAGAGAGGACCTGACGTCGAAATCCGCGTGGGCGTTTGAGAAGACTGGTCGACGTCGACACCAAGATCCAGGTTAATGAACTGAAGTCGACGTCGACTCCCCAGGGGTCGAAGTCACGTCGATTTCGATGCCATGTTCGGATTTGACAAGACCATCACTTCAAGATCTAAATACTTGGGACTTTTCTGACTCGACGTCGCCACCAGGGGGCCATATCAGATGGCGATGGGTATTCGAGTACACTGGGTACACTTGCGAAGCATAACTATTACAACTACCCCATTACGAGGGTGACTTCGATAATTACAGACTTTATACTTTTACCATTTTGGAGTGTACCCAGAATACCCACTTAAGAAGACCTTACGAAACAATAACTTAGACGGGTACACTACCGGGTATTCAACCCATGCACGACACGTGAATACCCAAGACGAGGGGACGCACCACTCAGTCGAGCCGGCGCAGGTGGGTATTCTTAGCTTGGGGGTGGGTATTCTAGCCGCAGCAGCATCGGGTCGGTAGGTTCATGACCCAAGCACACCACGTATCTTGACAAGGCACTTCCCTGTGCCCACAGATATGGACTTCATGGCCGCCCAAAGCGTAGTTAGACTTCACTAGCTTTAGGAACTTCCCCTGCCTGGCCGCCCTCGACGCTAGGGCATTCACGGTGCAATGGTTGCATTTCGTCAGGCTACCCATTGGTGATTTCCATAACCACCTTGTGACACCAGCCCTTGGCCAGATCACCATCGTCAGGATGGGCGGCTTCAAGCATGTCGGTCAAAGCGGGCGTTATGTGATCATAAGTGCCCAGGTCTTGGCGGGTTTCTTCGCCGGCCATTTCACCTACTTCGTATACTGTATACTTCATGTTACTTTCCTGAAGGCACGCAGTGAAGCTGCCCTTGTGGATTTATGACGGTGCAGGTGTGATGCACGCCACCGATCCAAATGCCGCTAGTCGCTCCGACGTAAGCGCCTTGACCATAAGCTGATCGTTCGCTTAGCCACACCACGGCAATGAAGACAAAGCATAGTAGTCTTATCGTACGCATATAGACCTCCAAACATTAAGATCCCTAACACCAGTACCATGAGCATCCATGCCCATAGTACCAGACCCAACGCTAGGCTCATGACAGATTGTCCACTGTGGCTTGGACGGCGGCGTGTTCTGCGTCACCGTCCCCCTTGACAATCGTTTCGCATTGCGCTATGCCCGACCTGTAGCCGTTCAGGAAGTGGGCTGTGCATGCCTTCACGTCCAGTTCCAGGCGCTCGTCCGGTGCGCCGTGGTGTTCCAGTTCGTATTCGTATTCCACGCTGTCATCCCTTTCGTGGCGTTTGTTGGTGAAAAGCTGGTCGGGAAATACCGCCTGAAGATACTTCAGGGTGGCACCCGCCAGTTCTTCACTATACAGTACGCATATTCGCATGGTTTAGTCCTCGTCGTTGCTGGGGCTGTGGTCTATGCAATGCCGCTCTTCTGGGGTTAGCCCGTCAATCCCCTTGGCTGCTTCGCTCGTCGCTAGCACCCTAACCTGTCCGGCTAGGATCTGCCAGTTGCCCTGTTCGGGGCACCCGTTCACCATGTGCCCTTGGTTCTGGAACACATAGTATAGTTCGCCTAAGACGTCCTGTGGGCCGTGGGTCCCAACCAGCTGTTCCAGTTCTTCAAACAGCTGTTCAAGACGGTCACGTTCCCGTATTTGTATGCGGGTCTGTTCTGCGTAAGTCATTGCTTTTCCCTTCGTGTTGCTAGTTCCAGCACAAGCTGGTCACTGTTGTAGCCGATTTCTGTAATGGTGGCCGAAAAGCCGGTGTACCCTAGACCGTCAATCGTAACAAACAAGTCGTCGTCAGATACGCCATTCAGAATTTGTTTAAGTTCCCCTACGGTCAGGGGGCCATACACGTTCGTCAGCCGGCGGTATGTCATAGCTGCACCACTTCTAACGTCAGCCCGCTTTCGCTTATGTACAGTCGGGCGTCGTTAAAGGGCTGGATCCTTTGCAGCTTGAAGTTGCTGTGGATCCCCTTTACGTTTATTTCGTAGGGCCACTGGTCAAAGTCCATTCCAAGGTAGTTGTGGTCCAAAATGAAAACTGCATTCTTGCCGTGGTCAATGCAGGTATTTTCAACGGTGGGTATCTTCTTGGTGTACATTGTCATCAACCTTTGTGCTAACCAGTAAGGCCATAGTACGCCCGAACGCTAGCGAACACAAGGGAACATCACACCTTATATATAGGGCCAGGCAAACGCCCCCTAGGATCGTAGCCATAGGGCTGCGTCAGTTTGCTTGTGACGGTTGATCGGTGGTACCATGTACCTACGGCACAACACAAAGGTGAAGACAATGCAATACTATGAAGACTACTGGCAGGCGATCCAAGCCATTGCCGAACTGCACCCGGTGGAAATCGGAGCTGGGTTTACCAGCTTTGACATTGGGCGCTTTGAAGACAGCCCGCACTACCAGGTGAAGTTAACCAGCGGTGAAACGTACACCGTGACGGGGCGGCTGTTTAGTGATGGGGCACGGTGGCAGATCATGCAGGTGGCGTGATGGGTAAAATAACGAACCACAAATTGATCAGCTTTCACGTGGCGTATGGGCGTGGATCCAAAATGTACAGCGAAACGCTGTCATTGGTGAAGCGTGCCTACCCCGACAATCAACCATTCTACCAGGCAGCAATCGCTATGGCCCTCTTCCATGCGGGGCGCAGCTGTCACTACCAGGGCTACTATCGCGACGAGTTGGCGTGCCGTCAAGGGGTGGGCAAAGGTCACCGGGCATACGTTGAAAACCCGTCGTACCAGGAACAGCGCATGCTGAATATCCAAAAGTATGCGGCGACTTTCAAGCCTGGCACCATTGACTGCTGGTTGCCTGTTTTCAGGAACAAAGCCGAATACCTATTCAAAGCCAAGGTGGAATGGGAAAAGGCGCAGGTGAAACGCAAGGTGATTGAAGCCAGGTCTAAGCTACGTCGGGAAGAGGTAGCACAGGCACGAAAAACATTAAGGGAACGCATGCACTAGGGTCCCTCAATCTACTAATAATAGGACCCTCTTAATCCCCACCACCTGGGGATTTCTTTTGTGATTTATTGTCTCTAGTATTTGTCCTTCGGCAGTTCTGTTTGGAACTGCAATAGATGCTCGACACAGACTCCATGGTCTTGCCATGCTTCGTCGTATCGATCTCGCACTACCCAATACTTCGCTTTCCCGAGTTTACGATTGCCGACATTGGTGTTGCCATTCGCTTGTATGAAGCCACGTCGAAGTAGGTAGTTACTGAATGCCTTGGCCGCCCCTGGTCCCCCTCGGAGGTCTCCCTCATAATATAGGGTAGCAAGTTCTCGGCTGGTCCATAGGGCGCGGTTTGACGGGAGTACGGAGTCCGGGTGCTCCCAAAGTTCTTTGACCCATGCTTCTGGTCCACTTGATGCTGCCTCCTCCATCACCTCTTTATAAGCCGTTTCAGGTGCAGGCGCACCAGGATCGAAGCCTTCCAAATCCACATCAAGAAGGTAATGATACAGGGCAGCAGGACCGTCACCGCGAAGCCATACCAAGAACCGATTCCAGTAGCCACTATCGCGATAATAATCCACACGAGGCTCAAAGTGAGCCACAAAAAACCTCCTGTCACCTCCTTCGAAGGCCAATGCGTCTGCATCGTTGGTCGTGAGCATGAAATTGACATGGTTACGCACCTTATATTCAGGAATGTACTTCTGCTTTATGCGGAAGACATCACTGGTTATTATCTTCTTTAGCTTTGCCATGAAGCTACGGTCGGACTTTTGTTCGCCATGTAGCTCTTCCACCACTACAAACTGGGACTGTGCCCAGTCTGCATTGTACGCTCCTGTCAAATCACTACGGTCTACTTCGTGGTAATTGTCACCATAGACCGCGCCAAGGGCTTGACCAAAGAGAGACTTGCCTATACCTTGGACTCCGACAAGCACGGTACTTGTCATGAGCTTTGCCCCCAGGTTTTGCACAGGATATGCACACCATTGAAGCAAATACCTACGCTCCTCATCGGAGCGGATGTTGTTATCAAGGAGGTCCAAAAATGGCTCGACGTCTCCTTCCTTAGGGTCAACCCCCATACCTTTCCAGAGGTTAAACTTATTATCGTGTACTCCAGTCTGCCCAGGCATGTATTCAACACTTTCGACCTCATTGCGGTGGGGCCACTGCATCCAAGCCTTTGCGATGGGTACGGGTTTATCTTCAATACTGTACTCAATTCTATTAGCATAGTTCACCAATCGAAACTTGCCCTCTGACATTATGGTGCCAGTGTCAGTTTCAACCACACTAGACAGGTCACGTATGACCATAACCTCGTTGTTGAGGTCATGTAATGCTTGACGTACATTGTCTAATACGATAGGTAGACCATCGCCAGCCAAGAACTCTTTGGCCCACTTGTCCCCCTTGGCTGCCCTGGCATCGTCGAAACCCCAATGCTCTTCATCATTAGGTGGGTCGAGGGGGAGGTAAACTGGCTGCGGAGCGTTACACAGGATACTGAGCTTATTAGCTAGAGTTTCATAGGCCCGTGTGATGTCGTATTTGGCGTAGTCACTGTCATACATAATGACAGGTTTGAGATCGAGGCGCTGCCAGGGTAAGTCCTTGAGCTCCCCTATCAGGTCAACTTTCTTTTTGGCAGAGGAAAATGCCGCTACACCGTTTAATCCAATCGCGTGGTAGCCTAACAGCGATACATTTGCCGCCTTGATAACAGACTCGCAAATAAATATCCGCTGGCCTTTCTTCAAGCTGCGCCAGTTGTTCAGGGGGCACAGATATCCATGGACCATTTGACCCTTCGGGCTGGTCCGTGTCGGCCTGGTGTCTTCTAACTGCGCCCCAAATGATAGGGTCTGGTTCTGCTTTGGCTTGACAAACTTCACACTGTGCCATTCTATTTCCTTTTTATTCGTGTCATAGTGGGTAAATTTGATGGCAATACGTTCATCGCTAGACCTACTGCCATAGGTTGAAGTAAACCAGTCGGCAGCTGATGTGATCTTAATGCCAAGGCGGTCAATCAATTCGGGGGTAATGCCACGACGAGCTAGATAATCGTGGGCATGGGCGAAATGGTTCGCCGGCAAGTTTTCAGTAATCGGGGTTGGTGTTAGTGACGGTGGTTGCGGGCCATCGTCATCAATAGGTTCCGTCATTGAGCACACCTCGGCAGTAGGCAACCAGGGTACACCCACCAGCTTGTCAGAACAAGCGGTCCCTGTTACTATGATGGTAGCGAAGCTTCCCGGCCTCGTAGACGGTGTCACCTCCCGTCGGGCTGAGCCCCTCTTCGGAGGGGTTTTGCTTTTGAATCCCTAACCCCAGCATAGTCCAGCAAAAAGACTGCTTGCGTTGACTGCCAGTCGGCGTAAAATGTACTCATGGCTGCACCACTACCAATGTATGAAAGCGTGTACTCCATGCTTGCCACGATGAGCAGGGTAGTGGAACAGCCTGTTGCTCCGACTGAAAAGCAGTTAAATCTGCTCGTTACCAACCTCGGCCTTATAAGAGTTGGAACGATGGTACGCTTGGATAAAAAACGCATCAGGAGCATCGCATTAGGCGAGCCACAGCCCGAGCTTGCCTCCAACCTACATTTTCAAATGTTGAATAAAGTGTTACAGGAGGTCTTTGACAATGTCAACACCGTATAACTTCCCGCTGTTTACGAGGAGTGAGGAGCCCATTGGGCTTGACACTGTTCGTAAGTTGGCTCCCGCTGTTTTCAGCGAAAGCCCAGCACCCACCGTGAGCGACAAGTATGCGTTCATACCTACCTA